CTTTAGGGTTAAAGATGAAATATAGTTTCTTGTCTTGACTCCAAAACTGCCATTAGATAATGGGAATAAAAATGTAAATGCACAGAAGTCATCGCCTTGAGAAAGGTCTGCTCCGAGAGCGCATGGCATTTGCCAAAAATCTCTCTTTCTATGAGGAAGAGTTTCTTCATAGGTAAAATAATAGGTATAACCTTCCATTGGAATACCAAAACGTTTAGCTAAAATATCATTCCTGTTCGCAGGAGCTTTTTCGGCTCTATCAACATCCAATTGATACGTCTCATATGAGACTGTTTTACCTAAATTAGGGTTTGCCTTTATCCATTTATCTGGTTGTGAAACTTCGTCAATAGAGTCAAGTTTATACCACCAGATAGAAACATGCGGATTTACATACTTACCTTTAAGAATATCCGCTAACTCCATTTTGATTGTATCGCCACTTCCATTACGAACTGTACCTTCAGAACTCATGGCTACTATTAAGTAATCGGGGTTCTTAGATGCACCTTGTTCTATGGCGCCAATTACGTCTTCTCTAATGTCCCCAGAAAGCCATTCGTCTACGGTTGCAACTTTACATCTTAGACCCTGAAGCTTATCTATATTCATAGGTCGTACTTCTAATAAGGATCCAGTTAAAAAATTTTCTATACCTTTTTTTGTAGATGCTAATTTAACCCTATTAGCCTTCGAACCAGTAGTGTTTTGTATAGAACCTTCAGTTAGAAATTTGAATAGCGGTCCTCTAGATCTGGTAATCGCAGTTTTAATAGGCGACATTATCTCTTCAGCTTGTTTCATCGTCGGGGCAGTCGTAATTTGGTGTGTCGTAGATGTGTCGACATTCAGAAAATAATTTTGAATGCATGATCCATACATAGACTTAGCAGCACCTCTAGCAATAATTAAAAATTGTTTATTAATTAATCTTTTCTTTATGTATTTAGTAACATAATGCCCGCCGTGACCATCTGGTTCTGGTTCATATACACTTTGCTCTACGAAATAATACCAACCAAATATCTGTTCTGCCCATAGTTTGAATGTATCTAGCAAATGTAAATCTTCGCCATCGGTTAACGTTAATTCATTTTCGCAAAATGAAATAAATCCATTTATCGCTTCGTCGTCATACCAAACTCCAGGATTAGCTATTAAACCGTCTATTCGGTTCATTTCCATAGAAATTTCTTGGTTAACAAGAATATCCCCTCTAAGTACGGCATCTCGAAACTGGCCGTAATAGATTGGCGTAGCAGTGTTCGATAATGCCATATGTGTTACTCCTTTTATTTTGCAATTAAATATTTTTGTATTTATCTAATAATTCTTTAATTTTTCTAAATTCTTCTTCATTTTTTCTTGCTAAATCGTCGAATGTTTCCATCGAGTATTTTCTACATAATTCTTGTGCTTTTAAATAATTTGAATTTGACATATAGCCTTCATACATAACTTCGGCAAGACTTTTTGTTAAAACTTGATCAAAAAGTTTTTCCATTCCTTGATTATACTCATAATCATTTTCATAATCGTGATTTTTCGCTTTTTTACCGAGTTTTTTATCATAATCAGAATTATACTTATCTATAAGTCCATTATTCATTTTGTCAGCAGCTCTATTATAACCTTTGACGTAATTAGCAGTTGTATTAACTTCAGCATCTGCAGCCCTTGAATATCTTGCATATTTTTTTGAAATTCTTCTCTTACCCTCAGGAGTAAGTGTTCCATCTTCATTTTGATATCGTCTTACGCCCCACTTCATTCCTTTAATACCGAAATGATAGAGTTCGTTTATATTATTGTATTGCCACATAAATTTCTCCTTTCGCCATTGTCTTTGTGTATATTTAATGTTAAAGTATTACATGCCATTAAGTAGTTTTTTATTCGCCTTAAGTACTCTTGCTGCAAAGGCTTTAGCAGTTGCATCATCATATCCTAAGTCTTTTAAATATGCAACGTTCAAATCATTACCATATTTTTTTAGATATGCTTCTGAATATTTTCGCCCATTATCTGTATAACGAACTGAAGTATCCAAATCTGGAGAATACATAGATTTTCGTATATTTTTGTATTGTTTATCGTATTGATCCTGACTTATTTCGCCTCTTCCGGCCTTTTTGTCTAATTCGGCTATTTTTCTCATAGCTTTTTTATATTCGTCGCTGCTTTGAAATTTCTTAACATCTTTACGATATCTGTCTTCCACTGCTTTCGAATGCTTGCCTATTGTATTGTTTACATTCCATTGATTTGACCAGTCAGATTGATTAGCTCTTGCTTTCTTAACTTGCTTATATAAGCTTTTTTGCAATTTATCATCAGACATGTTTCCATAGTGTTTCTTACCGGCAGGAGTCAAGCTACCGTCTTCATTTTGATATCGTCTTACGCCCCACTTCATTCCTTTAATACCGAAATGGTAGAGTTCGTTTATATTATTATATTGCCACATAAATTACTTTCCTCTAAGGTCTCTAATAGCAAGAGCTATTCCTAGAGCAGAACTTCCTATTGCTAAAACAGTTCCTGTTGTTTCTAAAATTTTTCCAATATATTGTCTTCCTTTAGAAACTGTAGGAGGATTAAATACATCATTGTATTGTCGCTCAAGAAGTTCTCTATTAATTTTATTTCTAAGTTCCTGATCAGACATATCACTTAAATCTAATCTTTTATTTCTTTTATACCTATTGCCTTGATCATTTAAAGTTTTTAAATTTCTTGCTAGATTTGCGCTTTCGTCTACAACTTTTCTAGTTCTAGAAATATCTTCGTTAACATAACGATTAGGATCAGCTTCTAAATCAGTTCTTCCATTCTTTTTAGACTGCTTATAATATTTTCCAGATGATTCATCGTATTTATTGTATTCTTTTTCTCTAGCATCTCTACTATATCTTTTCTTACCAGCAGGAGTCAAAGTTCCATCTTCATTTTGATATTTTCTAATCCCCCACTTCATTCCTTTAATACCGAAATGATAAAGCTCGTTTGTGTTATTGTATTGCCACATAAATTACTCCTTTCTAATTATTATCGAAAGTAGCTCTTGAATATATGCGCCATTCTATTTCACTAATAAGTTTATTAAAACATTCTATTGTTGATGACGACATAGGAGGATCAAAAGCTAATTTAACTTTTAAATAAATATAAGTTTTTACAGAATTTAGAAGGGTAGTATCTTCTGAGATAAAATCGGTCCATACCGCACTATTATCAGAAATATAAAAGCCACTCGCAGGACCAATGCCCATTTGCTGTAAAGCCATGAATACAGTATTGATATGAAAAATTATGTCAGTATCAAACTGAGTATATTCTTCAGCTATCCCTAATAATTTCTTTATAGATGTTAATATACTTTCTGCGTTATCCATAAATTATTCCTTTCTACTTTTTCCATGGGCATGTATCGTTAGGTGTCCTGCCAATAGGGTTTACATTCAATTGATTAGCATCCCCATAATGTATTGCATTATGCGTCGCGTGACTAACACATATCAAATATTCCGGATTTAAAATATCTGGATTACGATTGGTTATGTCTTCGACTCGAATAGGGTTCATGTGATGAATAATAATATTATTAAAAATCTCACGACCTTCTATTCCTAAATCGCATCCGTTATCTCTAACAATTATCATGTTTCGAATAGATCTCCATTCCGGACTTTTATAAAGTATTTGGTTTAAATATCGATCCCATCCAAAAGTATCATTACCTACCGAACCGTTTAACTTCAAATATTCGAAACGTTCTTCAAAAGTTTTAAGTTTAGATAATTCTGAATATGTTCTAACCATTAGAATTACCCCCGTTACCACTATAAAGCTTAATTGCATCAATTGCTTGCGAATATAACTCTTCAACTCTTTTAGCAGATTCAATAGATTCGGTTTTTGCTCTAAGTAGTTCATTCTCCCTTTTCAATTTTTCTAATTCGAGCTGTGATTTGGCCGTTCCAAGTTTTAAATAGTGTGTTATGACTTGAGATGATGCGGTGCCGTCCATTAACTGCTGCTCTGCCAAATTTGTAGCTAAAGATATGAGTTGATTCTCTCTAGCTTCAGGAGTTATAGCAGGTCTTCTCTTAGTTTTACACTCTGATGCACTAGCTTTCCTTACCTTAGCTACCATTTGTGTCTCCTTTCTAAATATTTTTACGTCAGTTTAATTGACATTTGCAGAGTTCTATAAAGAACATTCCAAATGGCCATATGAAAAAAGGAGGAAAGTCCTGGCCAAAATATGAGTAAAGAAAGGAGGGTTTATCATAAATACTACGTAGCTGTCCTGAAACCTTTATAGAACCCTGCAAATATCAATTATACC